TTTACTAGTTGTTTTAGATAAACTACTTATTGTTGGTGTAAAACTAGGATAAAAACCATTATATTTGCGACATCTAGAAGTCACATTAGTGTCGTATTCTCTTCCGTTAGAATTTTGATTATTAATATCAGTAATAAAAGCAGACATAGATATTATAATATATAAATATTAAATCATAAAATATTAAAATACTTAAATTGGTCCGTAGTCATCTTTTTTTTCCGTAATACGTCCTTTAATCTTAACTCTTGCCAAATAATAAATAAAATAAGCGAAAATAGAACCTATTATTGAACCAACTATTACTTGTGTAGTAGTATGATAATTATAATTTATACGTTGTAATATTGTTATACTAGATATAAATAAATATAAATATAATATATCTCTATTTTTTAAAGATAAGTAGATAAATACAGTTGAAAATAAAACAGATTGTGCGTGTCCAGATGGCATACCAAAAATATCATATGGTATCCCATCTTTAAACAAAAACCTTTTTCCATGAGTAACCAATAGATTAAATTTATTAATGTCTTCATTCGGTCTAGGATGTTGAATTAAACCTTTTAAAACTAAATTTATTATGGAATCGCCAAATAGACCAATAATATAATAAAAAAGTAAATTTTCATAATTCCATAACAAAAAAGTAGATAATATAAATAATATTAAAGGTCCATAAGAACCAACATAAAAAAATAAATTTGTGAATATATCCATATTATAGAGAGATATTTTAATATTGATACAGGCATTCACATACAAGCGTAACACACCAATCATTACCATTAAGATTTAATACATTTCCTTTATCATCTAATAATTTAACATTCATTCTCTCTATATTAACTGGTCCAAAGTATGTTCTGTTGCTATCTTGTAATGAACCACTAAATTCAACTAACAAAGAACCTGTAGGAACCCCTACAGATGTTTTTACTGGTAATATAGCTAATATATCTGATGTAGTAGGCGCCTTCGCTAAATAGTTAGTTAAATTATTATTGTTATTACTAATTGAATTAATAGTTTGTAATTGCGCATTTGTAAGAGTTCGCGGAGCACTAGGTAATACTAATTGTGTTGACGTGTAGTCATTTTCATATTTTCCCGCAATTAATAAACCATTTTGAGCGTTCGGTGTTTGGTTATCAAATATTGAGTCAAGTACTACTCCGTTTACTAATTCTTGTAAATTACTTCCTTGTGGGTTTGGTCTTAAACACGTATAAGGTATATCTGGCGAATAATAAGAAGGCATTTTTAAAGTATTTGAATATTGACTAATAGAAACCAGACCATTGTTGACATGATTTTGATTATAATCATCTATAACGAGAATTAAATATTTAGTTCCATTTAAATCTAAAATAGAAGACGCTGTATTACCGCTAGGATCTACATTAACATATGGTAATTTATATCCCATAATCCAACCTAATGTGTTATTAAAATAATGATTACTTTTACTTTTACATGTATTATTACATTGTAATACACCGGTAAAATCATAAAAAACAATTGTAGTTGATGAATTTATGGTAAATGATGGTAAAGTTCCGGTTGGGTCATTAAAAGACCCATCATATAAAAATAATGTTAATATTCCATTATTTGAGTTATAATAAACAGGATTATTTGCAGGCAAATTATAAGGCGACGCTACAGGTGGTGTAGTGATGTGAGCATTTTGAAATGATTGATTTAATTGTGTTTGAAATTGTGTTTGTGTATAATTACCTGGAGGTACTATTATAGGTATAGCGTTATTTGTCGTCGCATCTATAATCCAAAAACAAGTATTTCCATACGCTATATCAATTGCGTACCAACTATAAGGTATTTGATAAGAATATAATGAAAGTTTTAAGGCATTTTTTAGGGTATCTGACAAATCTAACGTATAATCTGTAGAGGATGAATATGGACCACTTGTGTATTGTCTAAATTGACTATCTAAATTAACAAAACGATTAATTATATTTTTTAAATTTGGATTTAAAGAATCCTGTTTAACTGGTAAATTAAATGTATCTGTAGTTGCGATTTGTTGTTGCTTCATTGGCACATATTGATTTCCATATACATCAATTTTTTGCTGCCTTTGTGTAATTTTATTTTGTTGATTTTGATCACTCTGAGACAAATATTCATTTTGATACCAATCATCAGTTTGTTGATCGCCTGCTGGATATGATGCGTTACTAGTTCCCATATTGTCAAACCCCTCAACAAAAATTTTATCATTAACATCGACATCATCTTCGTCGTCATTATTATCATCGTTATCTAGTCCATCATAATATCGCAAAAGTTGACTTTGAATATCTTGAAAAAAAACAGATAATTTTGGGTTTTTATTTTTGTATTTTTTTATGTAAAAATTTGTTGAATTTAAAATTTTATTTTTATCATCTAAATCATTAATGCCGACAATTGTCATTAACTCACTTAATGTATAATTTGAAACGTTTGTATCAATATCATTCATATATAATAAAATATATTATTTGTTTTTAATTTATAACTCTTCTAGAATAGTTTCTTCATTATTTTTATATTCTCTATTGGAGTTAAAATAAGTGGTAAATATATTTTTTATTTCATTTTTTATATCTATATTATTACATTTTTCAGAATTATATAATTTTTCCGGAAATAATGTCAAGCCATTTCCGCGTTTAGAATGTGTATATCCTTTAAATAATAAATTTTCTAAAACAAAAACCAATTCTTCATTATAGCGATTAAGTATTTCACGAGATATGAAATAATTTCCTATATAAATAAATCTATTTGTATTTCCTTCTTTATGAACTTTATAGTATCTTTTATTTTCTGTTTTATTTTTAATAAAACCAATCCCCTCTATTTTATTTGTTGAATTATTCATTTCAATAACAAATACAGAACTATTATAACTTATTTTGGGGGATAATTCGGATGGACAACAATAAATACACCGGTAATTATGTTTTCTCCTATATTCATAATTATCTTCAAGAGTTTGATTATTAAATCGTCCAGTTACAATATAAAACATCAATAAATTGTGTTAAATTACGTTAATTACGTTAAATACAGTAAAAGTTTATCAATTTTTTATAAAATATATATAGTAAATGAATTGTTGTATTTGCGGACCAGTAAAAAATTGCGGAAAATATTTATTTAAAATACTTAAAAACATGGAAAAAATCGGTTCTCTCTTTAATGATTACCAAATAATTATTTATTATGATCATTCGACTGATAATACACTTAATATTTTAAGGCAATATCAAGAACAAAATAATAAAATGTTTTTTTATGTTAATAAGAATATTGTATCACCTTTTAGAACTTATAATTTAGCGAACGCAAGGAATTTTTGTTTAAGTTATATTAGACAAAATAGAGAGAAATTTCCATATTTTATAATGATGGATTGTGATGATGTAAACTATAAGGAAGTAAATATAGATATTTTAAAAAAATATTTATATTTAGATTCTTGGGATGCTTTATCATTCAATACTACACCAAAATATTACGATATATGGGCATTATCTATATATCCGTTCTGTTTCAGTTATAATCACTTTAATAATAATGTAAAATTTTATAATATAATACAGAATTACATAGATGAATTATTAAAACAATCTGCAAAAAATAATCAATTAATTGAATGTATTTCATCGTTTAATGGGTTTTCTATTTATAGAACAAATAAATTCTTAAACACATATTATGATGGGAGAATTCGTTTAGACTTAATTCCAAAAGAAAACTTAGAAGCGCATAAAAATATAACAAAGTCTAATCTCATTTATAAAAAATATATTACAGTAGACGCCAGATTTGAAGATTGTGAGCATAGAGCATTCCATATTCAAGCGAAACAAAATTCAGGAGCAAGAATTATGATATCACCTGATATATTATTTAATTAAAAAATATTGATTATTATTTATCTTCATAATATAATAAATATTATGTTAAAGGTTATAGAAATAGAAGATATAAAAAAAGAACAATTAATTGAAATAGAGAGATTAGAAAATGATGTAAAACTAATAAATGATACAATGAAATTATTAAATGAAATATATTCAGAGAATAGAGAGAATATTGAAGTCTCGTCTGAAAATATCCAATCTGTTAAAGAAGAAATAATAGAAAGCAATAAACAATTAATTGATTCAACTAAATTACAAAAAAGTTACATAAGTAATAAAGTTGCTTTAACTGGTATGGGAATTTTAGTTCTAGGAACCCCAATTGGTGTAGTCTATGGAATTAACGCATTTGTAGCGGCAACAACATTAACATTAGCTGGTATATGGTTAACAAAGTGAGATTTATTATGTATAAATATTTTTTTGTCTCCATAAATCAGCGTAATATGGTTTTTTTTGATATATTTTTTGTTCATCCCTATATTCGTCATATATTTTTAAAATTATGACATCTTTTGTCCCATCATTATAACTAATATAATAAATTTTTTTTCCGTTATAATATGATGTATCAAAATATATTTCCAAATTTTCTCTCTGTTCTCTAGTAAAATAACTTCCCAACAAACAAGGACCTGTTGGATATAATGGATTTAACCCATAATATTTATTATTTACATTATTGACTATTTGTCTAATACAATAATAAAGTATCGGATTACATGGTTTGCTTATAATCAATCCGGTTAATATTCCAGGATAATCTATGTCTCTTACAAAATATTCTCTCTCAGTTAGAGAGATTAACTTAAAATTATTAAAACATTCAAACTTTATATCTAAATAAATACCACCGTTTATAAAGAGTACACAGAATCTCCATAAATCAGATTTATACGAGCAAGGTATTAAAGAATTATACGCGACTAATACATCTGGTTTAAAATGTTTACCAATAAATTCACGACAATCGTCTTCATCATATAAATGAAACGTCAATCTTGGATTATCTGAAATAAGTTTTTGAAAATTTTTATTCATTAGAGGAGGTAATTCTTTTGTATGCCAACATGTATATACGTGTAAAGGAATAATACTATTGTAATTTAATTTTGGAATAAAATATATTTTACTTTTAATATTATATTTTATTTGTTTTATTAATTCAGTTTTTTCTTGATTTTTTTCAGTATTCTTTGTAGATTTAAAACTAAACATTATTTTAATAAAGAGAGAAAATTAGAAATTTTTTTATCCATAATTTCGTATCTTGAGTTTTCTAAAGATTTAACCAATATGCTCCAAGGAGTACATGATTGAAGTGATTCTATTCCTTCTTCGCAAAAAAGATTTAAGAGTGTTGGATTAAATCCCGATAACATAGAAACATTAGGTTGATTTGACAAACTAGGAAAACCACGAGTAGTTCTTAAATTCCAAAAAAGTATATGTGGTGGTTTATAGGGTTTGCCATGAACACGTAATCCAGTCATTTCATATTTTTGTTTAACGTTATCATAAAGAACTTGTTTATTAGATTTGTCGCAACTATCTATTTGCATATCAGATAAAACGACGAGAACCATATCTTGAGCGTCTTCAGGAGTTAATTTATTTTCAACAATAGCGTTTAAAATCATATCTAAAGCAGCGTAAAAATTTGTATTCATTCCCCATTGAGCGTGACGAATAATATTAACTTGTGATATAAAATCTGGGTATTTTTCTAAATTTACCCATGTAGGTTTTTGACTGAATGTCATAATTCTTTTTCCCAATATAGATTTTTCAGCGATACGTATTCCAATAGCAATAGCGACATACAAAGGATCTCCTTCCATAGACCCAGATGTGTCAACCATCGCTATCATTTTACCTAACGCTTTATTTTGTGAAGAATTATTGCGCCATTGAGAATTTAGTAGTTCTTTTTCAGTAATATTTATATCTGCTTGTCCTAATAATTCTAACGCTTGTTTAGTAAAATCAGCCATCCCAACGCGTTTGCCTTTCATTTCTTTTTTGTCATTTAGAACTTTAATTATATATTCATTAAATTTTTCCGCGCACTCTATTCTATCTTTAACAAAATGATAACGAGTGTTTCCATTCTTCTTTAAATTAAGGAAGGCTCTTTTTTGTTTAGAGAGAGAAATAGAAGTCACATTATTGAAATTTATAGATGACCATTTTTGTTCACATTGTTTAATTTGTAATGTGTCTATTTTTCTGTTTAAAGAAGATATAATTTTACGATATTCGGTCTTACACTTTAAAGTAGCGCGGCGAATTTGTTCTACTGATGTCGCTGTTTTTAAATAATCATTAAAATAATCTGTAGAGAGAATTTCATAAAGCCAACTAAATTTTGATTTCTCTCTAGGTACCCATTTAGATACTAAAGAAATAGTGTTACAATTTTCATTTAATAAATCTTTACGTAATTGTTCGTTTATTAATTGAACTGAATACTGAATTAATGGATGGTCTGTAGTTTCGCTTTTATTTTTACAATATTCACAAAAATATTTAATATCCTTCCAAGAACCATAAGGATGATTTTCAGCGTCAATATTAACAAAACAACTTAGAGCAAATTTAGATAATTCAGGATCAAAATTATACCAAGTATAGATCATCATATAACTTATAGCGTATTCTCCTTTACCATTTACAATATCTCGGGTATGTCCAATCATTTTGTATAAAATTTTTAAATACGCTCTAGAAACATCCATATGTAAGTTTGTTCCTAAGTTTAATTCTAAACTTAAAGAGTTTAATAATTCTGTGAGGATGCTTTCTAACATCTTTATTCCGTCATCATTTGTTCTATTAATTTGAAAACTAAATTGTAAGATTTTTTCTCGAATATCATTAGACCATCCGTATTCAGTATGACAATTCTCTCCCAGTTGTAATAATTTATTATTTTCTTGATAAATTGCTGTCATCTTGTTAAATATATTTATTACTCTTTATATCGCTTTTTTAAAGTTTTTTTATTAAATGTTCTATTTAAGTATATTTTTTTCGTAGAAGTATTTAGATTTTTTTTTTTTAATTCATGTGATTTTTCATAATAAATAAGTAATAATTCATTTAAATCTTGAAACATATTTATAGTTTTTTCAAAATTAATTGCATCAATATTTTTTACAATATTTAAATAACTTCTGTTTTCAAATGTCGTTATAAAATTTTTTATGTCATCAGGTTCTAATGTAATATTATAATTTAATATGGATAATAATGAATATCTTTTATTATTGTCAATTGATGATTTTTTTATTATTTGTAGTATTTCTTCCCTTGAAATATAGTTAGGAATAGACATAAAAAAAGGTTCTTGAATTATTTTTTCAATGTTATTCTCTCTATTTACATAAATATATTTTAAAGTTATATAGTATAAATTTTCTTTATAAAAGTCTTGATATAATTTGTCTACCTCTTCAAAATTATTTATCCAATCATCATTTAATTCCATAATGTATTATAAATAATAAATATAATACATTATGTTATCTAACTAATTATTTTTAATATTCATCTTCACTATATTCTTCATCAATAGATTCTTCGCTTTTATCTTCTTCTGCATAATATAATTCATCTAATTTATCAAAATATTCATAATCATAATTCGGAAATCTAAACATTTTTTCCCATTCATCATATCCCCAATTGTCGATATATTCTTGTTTTCTCTCTTCATAACGATTCGCTAATTTTTCTCGTAATTCATTTTCTAATTCTTGTTCAGATTTTTTTTTTGGTGGGTTATCAATAAGCGCTTTAGATAATATAATTGTTTCATTTGTTTTTAAATTTCGCTTTATTAATACATAACCTGGCTTTAATTTATCTAATTCTGGATTAGTATCAGAATAAGTTTTAGATTCTTCATTAAAAACTTTTAAAAAATTTAAATTAGTGTCGTTTGTTTTTTTAGTCGGAGCAACCAATTCAGGAAAGTCATTTATTGTGTTAAATACTTTATTAACGTTATTGTCAATTGTATTTTTAATAGCGGCGTTTTCATTTTTATGTTCCTTAATTACCTGTTCTAATCTATTTTTTTCAAAATTTATTGATTTAAATTCATTATTGTATGTTTTATTTTCTAGTTTTTCTTTTGTATTTTTTGATTGTTTATCGTCTAATAAACTAGAAAAACGAGTGTTATGTTTAAAAGTATTACTCATTTAAAATTATTTGAATTTAATAATATTAGTATATTTAGGATATTTTTAAGTTATTATTTTAATATCATATATTATATTATGGATACTACATTCGTTGATATTGGAGAAGTAACAGAAACTACTACTCGTAAATCGACTAAAATAGCGATTTTCATTACAGAATTAATATTATTTAAAAGCGCTTCTATAGCAGTACATTTTTATGATGAAAATAATGGGTCTGTATTTCGTGTAGAAAATTTAAAATTAGAAGGTGATGATTACGCTAATTGGTCATCAGATGATAAATATGTAGAAACTTTTGTTTTAAATAAATTAAATTTGACTCCGGCGCAAATAATTTAATTTTAAAAGTATTTAAAGACAAATAAATAATATTTATTACCTCCTAACAGCAATCGCAAATTAATTAGTTTATAAATGACCTATTAAAAATCTTTATCGGGATATATAATTACAGGAGGTCGTATTTTATTTTATATATATCGGGTCCTAATTTTAAAAATATTAAAAATAATAACTATCATTTGTATAAAACTTTTGTATATTCTTGCTTACGGATTAAAAAAACATTAATTCATTAAAAAATAAATTTTTAATTTTTTTA